GTTCCTTTAGAGAGTATTATATATACTCCTGTTCCTTTTGACAATAATGAATATGTACCTGCATATTCTTGTACACGTGACACATTAGAAGCATTTGCAAACTTCTTAAAAAATTGCAGAGGTTTTGAAATTCAATAATTTAAATTAACAAACAATGATTCTTTTACAATCTTTCATTGAAGGTACTAGCTACCAAATCCGTCCTCTTAATTCTCAATCATTTGAGAAAGATTTGACTCGTAAAATAGAGGACCTTAAAGTTACGTGTTCAATTGCAGAATTTGCAAAGTTCCCACTTGGTACAATTTTCTTTTCTAAAACAATTGAAAAACCAGAAGCAGATCACATCCATATTCCTACAGGTGCTGCATATCCATTGCTTATGGGTGAAAATGTATATCCTCTTGTAGGACTTTCTGAAGAAGATCTTAAATCTATGGTTGATTATGTAGTTGACTACATGATTGCTAAGAACGATGAGACTTTCAATATGGAAAGTGCAAAGAAATTTGCTGAAGCTGTTGCAGGTTATGGTTATGCTGTTGACTTTGACAAGAAAATGGAAATTCCTGCTGCAGGTGCTGCTTCTTCAGGTTCTATGCGTGTGAGTATTGCAGCTAAATATCCTGTACCACGTGTAGAAGATATTGGTTTCCAAGTAGACCCTGATCAGTGGTATTTGATGGTACGTAATGTATTGCGTGGTGAGAATACTTTGTTGATTGGTCCCACTGGTTGCGGTAAGACAGAAATCATGAAACACTTAGCAAATGCTATGGAGCGTGAGTTACATATCCAAGACATGGGTACTGTACAAGATGCTTCTTCTGCATTGCAAGGTGTTCACCGTTTGAACAAAGAAGGTCATTCAGCATTTGAGTTTGCACCATTTGTTGATCATATCAGAAGCGGTGGTATTGTTTTGCTAGATGAGTTGAATCGTTCACCTCTTGCTGCTAACAATATTTTGTTCCCATGCTTAGACAATCGTCGTTACTTACCAATTGACATTGCATGTGAAGGTTGTGATCGTAAAGTTATGGTAGATTCTAATACTGTATTCTTTGCAACTGCTAACCTTGGTGCAGAGTATTCTGGTACTCAAGCGATTGACAGAGCATTGCTTGACCGTTTCTTCCCCATTGAATTATCTTATCCAAGTGATAAAGATGAGATTCGCGTTCTTATGATGCGTACTGGGGTTGATGAGAAGTCTGCTACTGCTATTGTACGCGTATCAAATGAGATTCGCAAGCAATATCGTGAGCAAGAATTGTCTAATGCTGTTTCTGTTCGCCACACTCTTCAAGCTGCTAGTTTGATTGCTGATGGTTTTGACAGAAGTAAAGCATTGGAACAAACAATTCTTCCATTGTTTGAAGATGGTATTGGTGTGACAGAACGTTCTAAAGTTTTGTCCATCATGGCTGCATTCTAATTGTGTTTCTGAGAGGGAGAATATTGACAGTTCTCCCTCTTTTTTATTAATCTTTAATTTCAAATTATGTCAGGTCCTAAAAAACATAAATTTGTAAAAGACTGGTTTAACAGACGTGCAGAAGATGCATTTACTCATGTAGATGACTCTAAACGTTTGTTCAATTGGGACTTTGGAAGATCAAGTTATTCTTCCTATTTCACTAGTGACGATAATGCTGCAGCAAAAGATGCAGGTAAAATCTTAGGTTCAATGTTCAAGGTACTAGGTGTACCTGCAAACATTAAAAACTCTGCGTCTGCTGAAACTGTAAAATCAGCTTTACACAGTAAAGACCCTAAGATCCATATTCCCATCAAAATGCTAAAAGATGAGAATGGTGAGTACATAGATTCTCCAACAAATGTTGATGCATTCTATGGTGCATGTATTCAGAATGCTGCTATGGCTGCTATGCAGACTACCAGTGAGTATTCAAAAACCATGGTACCTCATTTTAGTAAGAAGAAAGATGTCAAAGATTTGTTGAATACTGTTCTCAACGGAGAAAGGATTGCTAACAAGATTGGTGAACGCTTTCCAGGTTATCTTAAGTTTGTTCAGAAGTATAAAGATTATACTTATGATGAAAACTATGAAGAGTTACCTGAAACTGCATCAAAGCAAGCAAAATTGCTTGACCTTGTTGTAAAGATGATTCGCTATCCTGCTCACATCAACGAAGAAGATCTTGCTGAGTTTGAGAAACCAATTCAATCTATAGAAAGATCATTGAAACGTAGAGGTGGTATTCCTGGTACTTATGATGAGTGTTCTTCTCTTGCTAGTAGTATTGCTAAAGTAATCTATGAGTACAAAGAAGAAGAACCACCTGCAGATGATTCACCTGATGATGGAGAAGGAGATGGAGAAGATAGTGGAGAAGATACTACAGAAGCTCCAGGACCAATGTTTGGTGGTAGAAGTGGTCTAGATGAACTAGCTAAAAAGATGATGAATGATCTTGCTAGTGAGATGGATGATCATGAGGAATTAGCTACAGAAGATCAAGCTGCATTTGATGACTTTGATGATGCTACTAAAGAAGACAATAGTACTAAAACATGGTCAGATGTTGATGATGGTGAATCTATTCCTGGAGAAAAAGTATTCTTTGATATTGTCTCTGGTAACAAAGGTAGATACATGAGAGATCGTGAGAAAATTGATCTTGCAAAAGCACAAACGCTTGCAAGATTGTTTCAACGTAAGAACAAAGATTATGAGTTTTCTATGAGAGGTATGCGTTCTGGTAGATTAGATACAGGCAAACTTGCAGAAGCAAAGCAGCATGTACCTACAATCTATGAACGTGTGGGTCAAGTAAAAACTAATAAGATTTGTGTTGGTGTATTGATTGACGAGTCTGGTTCTATGGGTGGTGAAGAAATAGAAAAAGCAAGACAAGCTGCAATATTCTTGAATGAAGTATTTAAGAAGATGAGTGGCGTTGAATTGTTTATCTATGGTCACAGTGCTGACATCAGATTTAGCGGTGCTACAGAAATTAATGTATACAAAGAACCAGGTAAGGTTACTGATATGTATGCATTAGGTAGTGTTCATGCACGTTCTGAGAACAGAGATGGTACTGCGATTCTTGCTACTGCACAAAGAATCAGAAAGAGAACAAAAAACAACGGTATTTTGTTTGTCCTTTCTGATGGTGGTCCATGTGCTAGAGGATATCATGGTGCATCTGCTATTGCTGATGTAAGAAAGAAAGTACATGAAGCAGAGAATCTTGGTTTCCAAGTTATTCAAATCGCTATTAACACTTGCGTACCTTCTAAAGATATGTTTAACCATTATATCACAATGACTGATATAAAGAATCTTCCTAAAGATATGGTTACATATATGAGTAGGAAGGTAGACCATCTTATCAAAGAGCGTGTGTTTGTTTAGTTTGTTTTGTTGATGTAATGCCCCAGGTGTAAAATCCTGGGGTAATTACTTTAATTTTTTATTCTATGATTGAAACTCTTGTAAGAAAATCAATGGTGATCAGACCTTCTGGTCGTTCAACTGACTACATCAGTCCTTCATTTGGTTATGGATGTTTATACAATTGCAGCTATTGCTACATGAAGCGACACAAACCTGAAGGATTAGACATTGCAAGTAACACTGCAGAAATATTGACAAACATTGACCATCATGCATGGTTTTCAGATGTTGTAAAACCTAATCAAACACATGATTCACTTGTGACTTATGACATTTCTTGTAATGAGGATTTTGCATTACACGCAAAACATCATGACTGGAAAAAGATATTTGGTTTTTTCAAAGAACATCCCGTTGCTATGGGTTCTTTTGCTACTAAGTATGTGAATCCTAATCTATTAGAATTCAACCCTGCACAAAAGATTAGAATTAGATTTAGTTTGATGCCTCAGATTTATGCTGATGTACTTGAACCAAATACTAGTAAAATAATTGACAGAATTAGAGCAATCAATGATTTCATTGAAGCAGGATATGATGTTCATATCAACTTCTCCCCTGTAATTGTAGAGGAAGGTTGGTTAGAACAATATAGAATGTTATTTGAAGGAGTTGATGCATTAGTAGATAGAAAGTACAAGCATCTTGTAAAAGCAGAAGTAATCTTTCTTACACACAATGAAAACAAACATCAGTATAATCTACAACATGGATTAACTGGTGAAGATTTATTGTGGAAACCTGAAATTCAAGAGGACAAAGTATCTCAGTATGGTGGCAAAAATCTTAGATATAAACATGATTTAAAATCAGAATATATCAAGCAATGGACAGAGTTACACGATGAGATAATTCCTTGGAATACAATACGTTACATTTTTTAAACCTTAAAATTATGA